ATGCCTTTAGAAGTAGCGGGTAACTTAGGATTAATACCAATATACAAAGACGTTAGGAAGGTTGCTATGCAAGAAATATATAAAGACTTAAGAAGAGCTCAAAAGTCTAAATTTAAAAAACGAAGTAAAGAGGAATTAGAAAAGATTAAAAAGACAAACCCAAGATTGTACAAACAAATTATGCAAAATAATCCTGAGGTTTCAAAAACAAATAAAAAGAAGAGGGAGTACGATACATATATTAGAAACCCAAGACTTTGGAAACAAAAGAAT